TCCGCAGGTTGCCTCGTTCCGCGTACACCTTGAGTTCGTCCGACACTCCTACACTCCCAAGCCCGTTGAAATCGACTGGTGGACCGTCCAGGCCACAGAGAAGAAGGTTCGCGGGTTCGTCAAGCTCATTCAGGAGGACCAAAAGTTTGAACCGAAGCCGGGTGAGGGATGTGCTTGGTGTTCGTATATCGAGCAGTGCCCCTACAAGATAGACAACAACCTCACATGCACTTCACAAACCGATGCTCAAAGGCTTGCGGAGGAAATCACGTTGCTTGAGGAACGCGTGCGGAGTCGGAAGGACGCGTTGAAGGTCTACTGCGACGCAAACGGACCGGTCAAGGCTAATGGGCTGGAGTGGGGGTATCGGGTAAACCTCACAGACCGAGTAGAAGATGCGAAAGCATTTTACGAGGCGATGATGAAGGCTGGTGCGGATCCATGGGACTTCCTCAAGGTGGACTCCCGACAGTTACGTAAGCTCATTGAGTCGGGGTTGATACCGCAATCAATTGAGCCACTGCTGACGGATTCGGCGTCTAGCAGGTTCGCGTGGAAGAAAGTCGGTTAGTAGCAACTACGGATGAACCCCTCAGGTTCAGACTGGCCCGATGATCCCGATCCGGGGGAGGGCCGCCCCTTCGGGGCAGAGAGGAGGAGAAAAATGTTCAAGTTTCACAAAGCGGTTCCATTGAACAATTGGAACCCATACGCCCTGGTGGTTGGTGCGAAAACAGGATGCAGCGATGACGACACAGAGATGTACTTGATGATCCACGATGATGATGATTCCACCGTTAGGTTGGAACACGATCAGCTACTCGTGGTTCGCAATCTACTGCTAGAGATGTGCCCGCTGGATGAAGGCGACAGCCCGAAAGCCGGGATGACGCTGAGTGAGGCACTACAGCACCTGCGCGACGGGAAGAAAATCAGGCGCAAGGCGTGGAACGCAGAAGACGCTTGGTTCGGGCCTGGTCAACCTCTGAATGGGTGGGTTTTACGTGAATATGACCTGCTCGCTGAGGACTGGGAAGTGGTGGAGTGACCCTAGAGGAATCCGTGAGGGCCGGTAGCCACTAGCTGGCTCAGACGGCTAAAGGCTGGCCCAGGAGGGGATGGATATGCAGTGCGGGGTAACGCCCCGCAGTGACCGGGACAAGCCTCCCAAACCGCCATTACTATCGGACCTGGCCGGGCGGTGTGGGGAGAGTGAGGAGGGGTGAGGGATGGTAAACGACATGTTTGCACACTGCAAACAGTGTGGCAAGGCGATACGACAGGATGTTGGTCATACATACGTGGTCTATACCAAGGAAACGTGCGAGGGGACATACTGGCAGGACGATTACTGCCGAGAACGTCGCCTGAGACCTCTAGACGGAGGCGTTTTCTGTTCTGACGGCTGTCTGCGAGCGTATCTAGTGGATTTCAGCAACCACGTGGGGTAGTGAGGAGGGGTTGAGTAAATGGCACAGGTAAGCGTTAAGTCTTCACCCGATAGAGATCGTTGTGTTGTTTGCGGACGTAGGACGGACAATGTCATCGAGTGGCGGGGCGGGAGTGTCCGGGTGCAGGTTTACGCCTGCGACACGCACCGAAAGGGACTCGATATCGCCTACATCATGGAACCAGCCATCAGAACGATTCGCAGTATAGCGCAGATGAGAGTTTTAGCGCGCGATCTCCACGAGTCGTACATGGAGGCTCTCGAAAGGGTGCAGGGGCTTGAGGAGATGCTGAAGGCGCACGGAATCGACGTGGGCGGGGAGGGGTGTAACCATGCGTGACCTGGAGCGAGATTTGGAGCTGGTACAAAAAGCGACGCCTCCGCCGTGGCAGTTCGTTATCAACGAGCAGGCTCACTACATGAGGCTGGAGTCAGAGGTGTCGGGTCACCCGTATGTCATGGACTGTATGCGCTGGGGTATGAACGGCGCTCAATTTCGGTTCAACACCAACGGGCTGATGAAGAAGCTGCCACAGTTTAATCTGCCTATCGACCTCACCGATTATCCTGACATCTGGTTGTTGCAAGAGGCACGTGAAGGCTGGCCTCACGCCATTCGGAGAGCTATTGCAGCGGAAGAACTTGCGCGAGAGCTCACATCGGTATTGGAAAAGGTAAGTGACAGACTCTGGATCACAGGCACGTGTCAATGCTTTTCTCTTGACGAACCCTGCGAAAACTGCCTTGCCGTAAATCACGCGAACGAAGTGATGCGACGGGCCAAGGAGGTTCTAGGTTGAGAGGCTTGGAGGCTGAGGTAGAGAGGTTGAAAGTGCGGGTGGAGAGACTGGAGAAGCGGGGGCGAGTGCTAGACGAGGCGTTGACACTCGCCGTGCTAGCCCAAGTGGGGATCGAGGCTAGCGTCAAGCCCGGTCTGGTCGAATCATACTCGGATTTTCGCAAGCTCGTAACTGAGCGGAAACAGACATACATCAGCATTGCGGAGAGTGATCCTGACGCTCTAGAAGGGGAGAACATGGGCAAGACCTCGATAGAGTGGACTGAGTATTCATGGAATCCCGTAACGGGCTGCACACCAATCAGTCCCGGATGCCAGAACTGCTATGCGAAGCGCATAGCTCATCGGCTGTCGCAGAATCCCACAGTGCCACACAGAGAGCGGTATGAGGGGTTTCGGGTGTCATGCTGGCCGGAAAGGTTGGAGGAGCCACTGCATTGGCGCAAGCCTCGCATGGTGTTCGTATCGAGTATGGGCGATCTGTTCCATGAGAATGTGTCGTTTGAGGTCATAGATCAGGTGTTTGCTGTCGCGGCTTTGTGTCCGCAGCATACGTTCCTGATGTTGACTAAACGACCCGAACAGATGGCTGCCTATCTGTCTGCTGGCCATGAGTTGTTGTGGCGTCGCTGGAGCAAGGCTGCCGTAGAGATGGACATTGACGCCGCATTGTGGATCCCGACGTTTCGTGGAGTTGATCCACCACAGTGGCCACTTCCGAATGTTTGGCTCGGCGTCACCATTGAGAATCAGGACACGGCTGATGAGCGCGTACCGATCTTGCTACAAACACGTGCTGCGAAGAGGTTTGTGAGTGTAGAACCGATGCTGGGGCCGATAGTTTGCGGTGATGTTAAGGGAAATGTCTACCGCCCGTGGCTCACCACGGCCTTTATGGCACATCCCACTCGCCTCGATTGGGTCATCTGTGGCGGCGAGTCTGGGCCAGGCGCACGTCCTATGCACCCGGACTGGGTGAGGAATCTGCGGGATCAGTGCGTTGCCGCCGGAGTTCCCTTTATGTTCAAACAGTGGGGGGAGTGGGGAGTAGTTGATTCTCTTTTTGGCAATGTCAGTGCTATGCATGCTGGACAGCTTATAGGACGCATACATGATGACGAGTTAGCCTATTATGCCTACCCGAGTACCAGCGAAGCAATTGGTTTAATTGAGGTTATACGGAAAGTAGGTAGAAAACGCGCTGGCCGCCTGCTCGACGGCGAGCTGTGGGATCAGAGACTGGAGGTGATACCATGCGAACACGCAGACTGACACTCGGTGAGAAAGTCGGGATCGTGCACTCATGGCTCCTGCGAGTGCTATATCTATTCACTGCGCTAGTCGGCGTATGGGCGATTGTGGAGGGGTGGCGGTGCTAGTCCAATACACAAGGAGGTGATCATATGCCTTTAGTCCTCGAAGTCCTTGAAAACCTCGACATGGCCGAAGTGCAGGCTAAAAAAGCGCGTCTCGCGTTGGAAGAGGGCAACGAACCCGCGTACACAGAGGCGCTTCACAGGTTGACAGAGTGCGTCGAGTTCGCCAGAGATTCTCACTACCACATTCAGCGTGGGCTTCTAGACGGCTGGCTGAAGATGGGAGGGCATAAATGCACTACCTATACCATCCCAAAAGCGATGTCATGAGATTTCAGACCGCATTCACCGAGCAGGCGGTGAGAGCATGGAAGGCGTTGGGATATGTCGAGGTTGATCGAACCAAGTGGGACAAACTCAAACAGTGGCATGAGAGAAAGTAGTTGCTACAACTGCAAACACTGGGATTTGCACTGTGCCTGCAGAGTAAGCGGGAAGAGCGAACCTCTACCAGTGAAGCCTTGGAGAGTGTGTGAAAAGTGGGAGTATTCTGACAGGTTGAGTGCGATAATCCAAAAACGAATCGAAATGGGGAAGAAACGTGGCAGGTGACGTTCTGAAAGATTGGGCTATAGGTAAGTCCGTAGACGAAGCAACAGTTTGGTTTGACAGCTATCGAGACGAGAGAATCAAGGCTTACGGGCTTCTTGCAAAGCAGCACAAAGAGATTTTCGACTCATATATAGCTGCTGGATTCACACCAGTGCAGGCTTTGCATTTGACCAGCACACGCGTAACAGTTGACTTCGGTCCCTCAAAGAACTAGTGGGAGAGGAGTAGTCTCATGTCCGAACTCTGGGTGAGAGTCTACACGGATATAAGAAGCGATAGAAAGATCAGAAGGCTAGAGTTCTCCCACAGGTGGCTTTGGATCGTCCTTTTGACGATAGCCAAAGAATCGCCAAAACCCGGGTGGTTGTTGTATGGGGGAAACGTTTCAGTCACGTTTCATGATTTGGCCGACGAGGCCAACATGTCGCTTAAGGATGTCGAGTCCGGTTTCTCCGTATTCAGAGACCAGAACATGATTGAACAAGTTGATGGTGTGTGGAGATTAATCAACTGGGACAAACGCCAGTTCACAAGTGATTTGTCCACTGATCGAGTTAGGAAACACAGAGAGAAGAAACGTTCCAGAAACGTTCCGGACAACAAAAGTGAAACGGCGGTGAAACGCCCCCAGAGTACAGAGTACAGAGTACAGAGAAATAGTACTGATTCACTTAGTGAGGATAGAAGTACAGCACCCATACAGAACCTAGCAAACCTCTTCTTGAAAGCCACACTGCGCATGGATATATCGCCAAGCGACAGACACCTGATGGAACAAGACATAGTAAGGCATGGTTATGACGTGTGTGCAAAAGCTCTCAATCTCGCGGTAAAGGCTCAAACCGAAAAAGGCAAGTTCGCGCGCGGTGATCCGAAATACGGCCCTGACATTAAGTCATGGAAGTTTGTGCAATGCTTCTTGAACGACGCGAAAGAGGCAACCGGAGGAGGCGTGCAACCTGTCATCACCGCGGAAGCCATAGCAGAGTCTCGAAAAGCCCTGGACGATGAAATCATGGAGGTTATCAGACGTGAGCACGCAGCTGCAGAAGCCAAATACCAAGAGCGAGTTGCACAATTCAAACCTCGAAAGAGCGGTGCTGGGAGCCGCGCTTCTCCGTCCTGATGACTGCATCACCGTGGTGGACATGCTATCCGCGGGGTCATTCGGGACATACCGCCACGGGGTGATATTCCGGGCGATCAAGTCTCTGCACGATCAGGATAAACCCTTGGATTTGGTGACTCTGACCGACTACCTCAAAGGGCATGACGTGCTCGAGAAAGTCGGCGGCGCGGTCTACCTGTCCGAGCTTGGCAACGAGATATGCACCGACGTTGAGGGATACTGCCAGAAGATTCTGGAGTATCAGACCAGGCGGGACATCTTGACCCTCTCTAACCAGCTCCAACAAGCAGCCACGTCTGACCGGGACATAGACGAGATCGTCGCAGACGTCCAGAGCGACGCAATGAAGCTCGGGGCGAGTGCCAGAGACCGGAGCGTACTGATCGACGAGTACATACACGGCTGGCTGGAGAGATTGGAAGAGCGATACGAGGCCGGAGGCAGGATCACAGGCGTTCAAACCGGATTCGGCGACCTCGACAGGATGACGTTAGGTTTGCAACCTTCCGATTTGGTGATAGTCGCAGCACGACCAGGAATGGGCAAATCCGCGTTCGCGCACAACATGATGCTCAATGCCGCGCTGAGACACGATACGCCGTCCATCCTGTTCAGTCTGGAAATGTCAACGGAATCGGTGGTCACGAGGATGGTGTCTGCTCTGTCCGGAATCCCCGTCGAGTCGCTGAGGTCCGGCTACCTCGAAGAGTCGGGTTGGGATAACGTCACTTCTGCGGCGGGGAGGTTGTATGAGCACGGGATTGTCATCGACGATACGGCCGCGATCACCACCGCGCACCTCCGGCAAGTCGCTCGGCGGGCGCAGAGGCATCACAACATCGGCTTCATCGTCGTGGACTACCTCCAGCTGATGACCGCGGAGGCAGAGAGCCGAAGGGTCGAGGTGGATGAGGTGTCGAGAGGTCTCAAAGCGGTGGCAAAAGAACTGAACGTCCCGATTGTGGCATTGAGTCAGTTGAGTCGGGCGGTGGAGACTAGGACGAGCAAGGAACCTGTGTTGTCTGACCTTAGAGAGAGCGGGGGCCTCGAACAGGACGCAGACGTGGTGGTGTTCCTCTACAGGGATGAGTATTACAACGCGGACAGCGAACACAAGGGGTCGTGCAAGGTCAATGTGGCAAAGCAGCGCAACGGGAAGACGGGGCCGTTTTACCTGCAGTGGATACCGGAGACGTGCACATTTCATTCGGTGACGAAGGAGGTTTGAGAGATGTGTGAGCATGGCAACACCAGACCCGTGTACGTGAAGATACCAGCAGATTTGTCCTGCACTGGTGGAGAGCGCTGGAAACACGCACAGATCGACAGCTGCATAGCTGATATAGTCGAAGCCCTGCAACAAGGCGGTATAGACATGCGTGGGTCTTGCTGTGGGCACGGCAAAGACTTCGGCAACATTCTCCTGCAGGACGGGCGAGTGTTGTTGATCCTGACGCCGGAGCAGGGCAATGCATACACAGCAGGCGACACTGTAGCGTTTTATGACTGGGCGAAGGCGAGGCTGTTGAAGGAGGTGCGCTCAAGTGTGGGTAGGCGAAGATGAAGGCCTGTGGATGAGCGATGATAATCCGACACGCGAGAATCAAACCGCCATAGAGCTTGCAGAGCTTATGAGTGGTATATCCGAAGAAGGGTTCTGCGCCGGCTGGTTACACGGGCTCGAGTACGATTTGTGGAGCATGGTTTGTGGCTTACAGCGACAGTATGGATTCATTGAGGTCATCGCGGAGGACGTGGCTCGGATGAAGGCATTGTCTGACCAGCTCGGTGGATGGGTTGTGTGGGATGATGACAAAGGCGTGACATTCATCCCTATGGCCGAATGGCTGGAAATGTACGAGAAACACACGAGGTGATGCTAATGAGTCAACTAGCCCGACAGTGTATAGAGTTATGCAGAGCCTGGGCTAATCGCGAAATCGACGGGAACGAGCTGGCTGAGCAGGCTTTGAAAATAGGAGTAGGCAACGGGGTAGACTTCAGCCACGTGAGCGTAAGGGAGTACGACAGACGAAAATACCGAGTCAAGCGGGCGGGGCAGGTGGAGTTCGCAGAAACAAAGTGCAGCTAGGAGGGACACAATGCCTAAGACATCGCTGAAAACCGAGCACATCGAATATCTAGAGCATATCGCACGACGCAAACTCCCACTACTCAGGTATTTGACCATAGAGGACCTGCGAGTGCTGGCAAGCGCAGTGCGAATGTTGGAGGAGGTACGAGAGTGAGAGAGATCAGGTTCCGCGGTAAGCGGGTTGATAACGGGGAGTGGGTGTTTGGATATCTGACTGTTTACACAGATGGCTCCTACACCATCACAGCAAAGGCTGAACGAAGGACTTCCCGTTTTCTGGCCGTAGAAGACAAAGACGGTGTCCAAAAACCTTTCTACGAGGTTTGTTCAACAGAGCATGAGGTAGACCCCACCACTGTCGGCGAATGGACCGGGCTGACGGACAAGAACAAGGTGGACATTTACGAGGATGATATACTGGCACGTCCCTACGGTGAAATGGGAGTGTGCGTGTGGGATGAGCGCCAAGCGGGCTACTACCTGAAGATGCTCAATGGTGAGTTTGAGGGGCGTCACTTACCGCTGATAGCAGAGAATGTGGAGCATCATGAGGTTATCGCGGGTAACGTCCACGACAACCTTGAGCTGCTGGAGGGATCACATGCTGACTAGCACCGTGACTCGTATCGTCCTGACTGGCCGACCCATCACCAAGAAGAACCACCAGACCATCGCACGGAATCGAGCCACAGGCAAACCTTACGTGCTTCAGTCCGAGCGATACAGGCAATACGAGCAGGACTGCTTGTGGCAGCTCAAGGCGTGTCAAGAGAGATTCGCTGGACCTGTGCGGATGAAGTGCTTGTATTGGATGCCGGACAGGAGGAGCAGCCCTGACCTACTCGGACTCCTCCAGGCGACCGCTGACATCCTCGAAAAGGCGCAGATCATCGACAACGATCGCAACGTGGTGAGTTTCGACGGCAGCCAGATCATGGGCATAGACAAGCAGAACCCGAGAATTGAGATAGAGATTGAGGAGGCTGAGTGAGTGAAAATTTACATTGAGTCGATCAATGGACATCATATCGACAGCACGACTATGGGTGACGATGAAAAGATATTTATCTCAGGCGGTATCACGGTAGAGTTCAAGGCGGTCTGCAAGTTCACCGTGTTCCATGGCACATCGGATTTCCCCTTCATGACTATCGACAACCTCAACATCCCTAAGATCAAAGACACCATATACGACTCGTTGGGCTGGAAGAACCCGGACAAGGAGGAATCTAAGTGAAGCAATATGGCTTTTCAGTGATGTTGACCTTGCTCGCCGGACTCGTGGCCGGGGCGAAATACATAGTGCGAGGTCTAGGAGCGGCACCAGGATTCGTCGTCATACTACTGCTGGCATTGGCGATACTTGGGCTTGGGCCGGTGTTGGCGGGGAGAGGGAGATAACATGACTGACCTATGGCCGCTTTTAGTGGGAATGGCAATAGGGTTGTTTATCTTTGGTGTGTATTACGCGATAGATCAGGCGAAACAAAGGGAGAGGTGGAGGGAATATCCGCGCTACGGCAAGCCGGTTTCATGCTTAGTGGACATAGAGATAACTTGCGACAAGGAGGTTCCGGATGAGTATTGACCTATCACCCGATGAACGCGTACTATGCGTCGCATTAGTCAAACGACTCCGGCAGATCGGGTACGGCGAGGTCACGTTCACCGTGCGGATGGACAAGCATCGACCCGTTCTGCTGCGGCAACGAAGAACTGAAGATGGATTCACCGTGGAGGAGACTGAGAAGGTATGAGACACCCAGCCAAATACACGGATACCCTGTTGCCCGTGTTCGCCGATATCTTAAAAGGCTGCCCTAACGTTCTAGACCCGATGGCGGGCACGGGGAAGATAGGGCTGCTCAAGGATCACGGCTACAAGGGGTGGATTGTCTGCAATGAGCTGGAACCCGAGTGGATCACACCTGCTCCTCCAGGTGTGGACGAGGTGCATATTGGTGACGCAGAGGATATGGACTGGGCAGAAGATGAACGATTCGCTGCTATCTGCACCTCCCCCACCTACGCCAATCGCCTTGCGGACCATCACGATGCCCGCGACGGGAGCAGGCGCAACACCTATCGTCACACTCTCGGCCGTCCTCTCTCACCCGGCAATACCGGCATGATGCAGTGGGGAAAGGAATACAGGCAGAAGCATGTGTTCATCTGGATCGAGTGCAAACGAGTGCTGAAATCCGACGGGCTGATGGTTGTGAACGTGTCTGACCATATACGCAAGGGGCAGGTAGTGCGGGTCGTTGATTGGCATGTGAAGGCTATTACGGGCATTGGACTGCTACTGGTCGACAAGATATCTGTGGAGACACCTCGACTCAGGTTCGGGGCTAATAGCGATGTGAGAGTGTCGGAAGAGTGGGTGTTAGTGTTCAGGAAAATGTGAAAGGAGTGATTGAAATGGCAAGAACACAGATCACAGTCACGGATCACATAGATTTCCAAGGCGGCGCTCACGTATGGGTGGAGGAGATTGAAGGCAAGAAAACCACTTCACCCCCTTGTGAGTTTGTTCTCCTGCCAGAGGCAAAGCGAAAACTGCACGACATGATTGCTTGTGAGATCATGCGGGCGATAAAGTACCGGCCATATGGCCAAGTGGTGAAGCTGGATCTTGACATATCCATATCGAGTTTGGAAGCCGAGAAAACCGCCGAAGAGAAAGTTAGGGCGATAGTGAGGGAAGAGCTGGAACGAGCCAAGGTGGGTGAATCTTCCGACGGCTGGATACCTTGGAAGGCGGGAGATGCGGTGTCGGAGGCATACACAGACATGATGGTGTACACAACAGAGGGGTATATTGAGATGGCTTATTACAACACCGGAAAGAACCAGTGGCAAAAGCCTGGTTCTTGTTCTGCTCCTGTGCGGGGTGTCACCCACTACCGAGACTTGCCGAAAGAGCCGATAGACTGACCACAACCGAATAACCCTTCCCAGAGCGAACAACGCGCGGGAGATGGTCCTAACCGGACTGTCTCCCGCTTCATTTAGGAGGGCGTATGCAGGACAAAGAGACGTTTATCGACGACCTACCAGCTCAATACAAAGCCACCGCGCACAAGTTAGATGCGTTATGCCTGTCCAACACGCAGATCGAGCTGTTGAATGAGTCCGGCGGCGAACATGAGATCACCACTCGCAAGACTCGCCACATGCGGGATTCGCGCAAAGCCCACCATCGACGGCAACAGCTGTTGAAGCAGCTCCGTGTGGCAAAGAAGAAACTGCAGCACGGCGACCCAGAGATGATGCTTGACAAAGCCGCCATACTCAGGTCGATGCGCGACGATGCGCGGCGCGTGAAATACGTCCTCGAACACTACTATGACAAGAAAGTGATGAGCCTAGACGCAGGGTTGGTCCACTGCACCAGGTCAAGACATTCGCATTGGGTGAGTTACGCGGGGGGGATGGAGACGGACATCACGGACTATATCACGGCTGGTAGGGGTATTGACCCAGGAGAGGAGGTGTGGAGATGAATTTCAACTACGACCTTGAGCATGATGTGCTGGATATTTCGTTTGACGGGAAACAACCAGCTTATGGTGATGAGGTTCAGCGGGGCATAGTTGTGAGGCGAGACCCGCAGACAGATGAGATAGTTGGGTTGACCATAACCGACTTTTCCAAGCGAGTAGTTTCGGACATGGAAGAGTTGGGAGAAATGGTTGATTATCGACAAAGGGTTGATCGGGCACGCGAATGCGTCAAGCCGCACCGATGGCGTGAAGTGAGGCGACGGACAAAGTTTTAGACAAGAGCTAGGCCGATTGGTGGTGATACGTTGAGGCGATACAACGACCTTACCTGGGATGAACGCGAGGACATCGCAGACCACTACAAACACGGCGCGACGGTTTCCCTGTTGGCAGAATTGTTCGACATTTCCCCGCCGACGGTATTACAGTGTATTACCAGACCGGCAAGGACGAGGTTCGACCGCGAGTTACCTTGTGACGAGGACACGCGGTCCCTCCTCGTCGAATACGGCGCGCCTATAGTGGGAAGGAACCGATTTCGACGCGGTGAGGAAATAGAACGCGCGGTGAGGGAGGCGATGAACGGATTGACTGACCTTCAACGGCGAGCTGTGACGTTGTGCTATTTCAGCAAGCTCAACCAAACGGAGGCGGCAAAAAAGATGGGGATCAGTCAACAGGCCGTGTCGAAACACCTAAAACTTGCATACGCGAAAATGCAAAAACACTCGGCGTTTGACCAGCTAGACACACGTATTTCATGAGGCATGGTTGTAGAAAATCCATAACTAGTGAAGGGGAATATCCCCGATCAAGCGCCCCGAGAAAAACGGCTTAGAGCCGACCACACCTCGATTGTGTGCGCCGGGGCGCAGCGGAGGATCGACATGGCACATATCGACGAGGACCCTCGCAACCCGCGGCTGTGTGCCGTGTGTGGCGATAAACACAAGAGGAACGTCAATGGGGCAGCTATGGCATTGTGTCCCGCGTGCGCGGCGGAGGCGCAGCGTGAAATGCTCATGGCGCTTGGTATACCTAGGAAAACCGCACTTATCATTCGATAGCACCTCCATCTCCGGGACGAACCGCAGATGCCGGTAAGGCTAAACCCGCAATATCACGCATATGACGCGGTTCGCCCTGCAATCATTCAGGCACGGAGTGATGTTGTTGAGCGAAAGCAACGAACATGCCTTACTAAAGACTCTGGCAGCCCACTATCTGCGCCACAAGCGTCTATGCCGGGTGGTGTCAACCGAATCAGAGATGATCGGAAGCAGGATAGACGCTCTCGGCATTAGGTGGAATTGTCAAGATCCCGAGAAGTCGCTATGCCTCGCAATCGAGGTTAAGGTGTCGCGGCAGGACTTCTTGCGGGAGTTCGGTAAACGGGGCAAGTTCAATGACGGTTTTTGGACTGCGCTGGACGACGTGCCTGATTACAAATACATTCTTTGTCTTGATGGACTGATAACACCTGATGAAATGCCCGACGGGTGGGGCTTGCTTTATTGTTCCGTTTCGGGCGACTGGGATGACATCACATCAGCAAAGCGGGCGAGCAAGCGGAAGAAACCGCGCCAACACTGGATGCTGGAACAGACGTACAGGGCTATTGCAGAGTCAAGCTGCTGGTATCGCTTGATGCACTCAACAGGCGAAGAGTTTAACCGGCTGCACCGAGAGAATAGAAGATCAGGACGACTTGTCGCCGCTGTTGAACGATGGGCACATAACAAGCTGGATGCAGAAGGACTCAAGAAAGCCTGGCATGATTACATCTACAACGCACGGCCAGCCTGCGACGACGTGGGCAGGGGTGCCGTAAGGTGACACAACGACCGTGCGTTTTTATAGCGGCCGACAGGCAGCGTCAGTCCCATGCAGAGCGAAGAGCCATGCCGGGTGATCGACTATATCCCGGCATGAAACACCTGCGGAAAGCCTCAAAGGTCGGTGCGGGGTGTGGGCGGCTGCCTGTTCATTTTGGCGGTAGCGGCGTGGCGGGAGACACACGCAGCATCTGACCCGGATGGGTAGACGCTTTCCGGTTCGACTCCGGCTGCCGCTATAGGCGGTGCGCTGGACACACTCAAGGCCGGTTGATAGCCGACAGCGCGCTAGACGCGTGGGAACCTTGAGCCAGGACGCCAATAAGCCGCGGCGAGTGCCCCGAGGCCAGTGAAACCGCGAATGCGGCGTAGCTGGCTGGTGACGGGCACTCCTTTCCTCCTCAGAGCCGGCTTCGGCCGGCTTGATAATCCAGCACACTTCGGTGTGCTTTTGTTTTGGGAGGTCCTGCGCGATGAACAAAGATGACCTAGAATGGCTCTCATTCTATCGAACCCATGCCGAATGGTGTGTGCCGCGGCTTCTCAAGCTGTATGAACGTAGCACGACGCTCCCAAAGAACATGACGATGAGCGAATGGAAGGCGATGATACGCAAGATGCTTTATGCATTCGTCCAGATAGCCGCAGATGACGAGGACGAAATTGTTGAGCACCGCGACGAGATACAGGAGGGGCTGAAATTGTTCTGCGAGCGGTATTTCGACCTGTGGGACTGAGGTGACTTGATGGGCTGGTTTCAAGAGGCGAAAGCGTGGAAAGAGTCCGATCCTTCGGTGACGTATCGGGAGATTGCTCAGAAATACGGCGTGGCAATACAGACTGTGAAGAACAAGTTCTGCGCGGAGAGGAAAAGAAACCAAGGGACTAAGTTCCTGTCTGCGGATGAGCTAGTCCAGCAAGAGAAAGCCAAGCTCCAACGGCAGCACGAGCAGCGAGTCCTCCAGAAGCTGGTAAGAGAACGTGGTCGCACCGAGCTTATGTGCGACGCGGTGAGGGAAGCAATCGCCGTTCTGCCAGAGTTTTCATTCCCTGAGTTTCGGCCGATCGACAGTGAATACGACGACGAGGATGCCATGCTCATCATCTCTGATTGTCAGATAGGCCAAGTGGTGGATCCCGAAGAGACTGGGGGACTGGGCGAATACAACCTCGAGGTGTTCAAACAGAGAAGAAGAGCCTTGACAAAGTCGGTTCGGAAGATTGTGAAGATTCACTCCAACGCGTACAACGTCAGAAGGCTGTTTGTTCCATTCCTAGGCGACATAGTGGAGAACGACATCATATTCAGAGGTCAGAAAGACTATGTGGACGCAGATGTAGTCAGTCAGGTGTTCATCGCTGCGGATGAGTTTTGCTCGATGCTCCTTGAGTTGGCTCAAGACTTCGAGGAAATCCATGTCATTGGGATAGGCGGGAATCACGGTCGGACAGGACGCAAGGGCGAAAATAGGACGTGGGTGAATTGGGACTACATCGCCTACAGGTTCATGGAGGAGCGGTTGAAGAGTCAATCGCGGATCAAGTGCTACATCCCCAAATCGTGGTGGACGCTGCTGGAAGTTAGGGGACATAGCTTTCTGCTTCTACACGGAGACGACATCAATTCATGGAACTCGATTCCATATTATGGTATAGACCGAGCTGACGCCAGGTGGACGAAGATGCTCCAGGTGAATCAACTGAGCTACGAATACATGCTCATCGGCCATCACCACAACTCCGCAACGATAGATAGCCCTGTTGGCGAGAAGATTGTGAATGGATGCTGGCCCGGAGGTAGTCAGTATTCATTGAAGCAGCTAAACACGTCGAGCAAGCCGAGTCAGTGGTTCTTCGGTGTGCACGAACGACGGGGGATCAGTTGGAGATACAAGATCGACCTGGAGAGGGAGGCATGAGATGGTTATCGCCATCGACTTCGACGGGACGATAGTTCGATCCAAGTGGCCCGACATCGGGCGTTTTCGTTTCATGGCGAAGCCTGTCCTGAGATGGCTCCAATCCCGCAGACATACCCTCATTCTTTGGACGTGTAGGGAAGGCGAGACTTTGGGGCGCGCAAAGGTGTTCCTGTGGTCGCATGGCGTATGCTTCGATCTCTATAATCTGAACTCACCCGAGCGGTGCAAAGAGTATGGTGGTGATTCGAGGAAGGTGTCAGCAGACTTGTACATTGACGACAGAGCTGGATGGGTGTTTTGGCCCTTTGTATGGCTGAAGATTTTGTTGATGGA